CGTGCTTGCCACCTACGCCGCTCAGGCCTGGGTGAAGGCGGTGGCGGTGCTTGCCCTCGTGGCCGCGCTGTTCGGTGCCGGGTGGCACTACGGCGCTCACTTCGCGCGCACCGAATGCGAGGGCGCTCGAGCGGTTGAGCGCAGCCAGTGGGAACAAGAGCGGGCCCGCCTGGCGATGGCCTACGCCGCGGCCGAGAGCGCCGCGCGAGCTGAGGAGAAGCGCCGTGCCGAAGAGTCAACGAGGATCGTGGGTGAGCTGGAGCGGGCCCAGGCTGCTACTGCTGTTCGTGCTGTTCGCGCTGAGCGCGCTGCTGACGGCCTGCGCGACACCATCGCCGCCCTCAACGCCCGCCCCCTGCCCGACGCCCCCAGCTGCCCCGCGGCTGCCGGCTACGCTCGCGAAGCCACCGTCGCCCGAGAGCTCCTCGGCGCGTGCGCAGAAGAGTATCGAGGAGTGGCAGCGGAAGCTGACCGACTCCGAGACCAAGTGACCGGGCTTCAGGGCTGGGTTGACGCCATTGAGAAGTGAACATGACGCCAGAAGCCACCGAACTCGCCGTCGCCCTTTCGCGCATGCAGTCCATGAGCGCGGACCTGCAGGAGATCAAGGCAACCATGAAAGACTTGGCCAACGCAGTAGCGCGTCTGGCGGTCGTCGAAGAGCGTCAGGCGAACACGAGTGACAGCATCGGTCGCGCCTTCACCGAGATCAAGAGCCTGGGCGAGCGCATCGCCGTACTCGAGCAGAGCCAGCCGCTCAACAAGCACTCGAGCGACATGGTGCAGACCGTGACCAAGTACGTCGTGGTCGCCGTGCTGGGCGCGGTGATCTCGGGCCTGTGGGTGCGTCAGCCCTCTGTGCCCGCAGCCAACCCGCCCGCGATCGTGGGCAAGTGATCATGAGCAACCCCAACCCGCAGGCGCAGCAGCAGGCCGAAGACTTCGAGGGCTTCGAGCTTGACCTCGACTCCGACGCGCCCCTGGCGCCCGCTTGCCCGCTCAACCCGGGTGAGGGTGAGTGCGAGGCGTGTCAGTAGGTCATGGCGCGCAGAGGCAAAGACAACGCCATCGACTGGGACGCGATCGAGCGTCAGTTTCGACTCGGCACCAAAAGCAAAAGCCAGCTCGCCGCTGACTTCGGCGTTGAGCCCTCGAGCATTGGCCGACGCGAGAAGAAGTACGGCTGGGTGGCCAACAAATCCGAGGAGGTTCAGGCCACCCGGGAAAGCCTGCTGATCCAGGCTGCGCTGGGGAATGCAAACCCGAATGCAACACCCAGTGCATTAGAAGTCAAGGCTGCCGCCCAGCAGGGTGCCGACGTGGTGATGGGCCACCGCAAGGGCCTGGCCCGGCTCGGCGCGCTGCGTGACAAGCTGCTGGCCGAGATCGAGGCGATCACCGACAACCGCGAGCTGTTCGAGCAGCTGGGCGAGGTGCTGGACGAATCCGGCGAAGACGCCAACGGGCGCTTCCGGGCCGACAAGCAGAACGAGATCTACCGCAAGGTCATCTCCATGACGGAGCGGATCGACAGCACCAAGAAGCTCGTGGAGATCGACGAGAAGGTACGCAAGGGTGAGCGCGAGGCGTTCGGTATTGATGCCGAGGGGGCCAAGGGCAGCGACATCGACGCGCTGCTGGCCAAGATCGTCAATAGCGGCGTCTGATGCAGGGGCTCACAGAGGAGCAGCGTGAGGGGGCGGTCCGCATGCTGCGCGGCAATCTCGAGGTCTACGCGGCGCACTGCCTGAGCATCAGGGACAAGGACAATAAACTCCGGCCTCTACTGTTCAACCGGGCCCAGCGCCATATCCACGAGCGGCTTGAGAAGCAGCTCGCCGAAACCGGCATGGTGCGGGCGATCCTGCTCAAGGGCCGGCAGCAAGGCGGGTCGACATACATCGCGGCCCGCTTCTACCAAAAGGTCACGCTGCGCGGGCAGAACGCCTTCATCATGGCCCACGAAGACAAGGCCACGACGAACCTGTTCAACATGGCCAAGCGGTTCCAGGACCACAACCCGCTTGCGCCAAGCACGAAGGCATCAAACGCTCAGGAGTTGCTGTTCAAGACCCTGGACTGCGGCTATAAGCTCGCGACGGCGGGCAGCAGTGACGTTGGGCGATCGAACACCGTGCAGCTGTTCCATGGCTCTGAGGCGGCCTTCTGGAGCAATCCAGCGGCGCACATGGCCGGCATTGGCAACACGATTGCCGACAACCCGGGCACCGAGATCATCCTGGAGAGCACGGCCAATGGCATCGGCAACCACTTCCACGCGATGTGGCAAGACGCCGAGGCGGGGCTGTCGAACTACATTGCGATCTTTGTGCCTTGGTACTGGCAGGACGAGTACAGGGCGCCGGTGCAGCCGGGCTTTGAGCGCACCGCAAAAGAGCAGGAGATGGTCGAGGCGTACGGCCTCGACGACGAGCAGCTGCAGTGGCGCAGGAACAAAGCAGCGAGCTACGGTAGGGGGATGTCCTGGCTTGTGGACCAGGAGTTCCCGAACTGCGCCGCGGACGCATTCAAGACGTCGACGCTGAACCCGCTAATCAGCCCCAACGCGGTGTCGCGAGCGGCGAACACGGACTTCCGGGAGCGCTCGGGCCCGCTGGTCATCGGCTGCGACCCGGCCGGCGACGGCGAGGGCAAGCACGACCGCAGTGCGATCGCGTTCCGCCAGGGCCGCACCTGCTTCCGCCTCGAGTGGTTGCCGGACGACTGGAACACGATGCAGATCGCCGGCCGCCTGGTCGAGATCTGGAACACGATGCAACCAGACGCGATCATCGTCGACAAGGGCGGCCTGGGTGCTGGCATCCACGATCGGTTGGTTGAGCTGAACGTGCCGGTGATCGGCGTCAACAACGCCGAGCGCGACATCGACCCGGAGCGCTACGAGAACATCCGCGCCGGCATGTGGTGGCGCATGGAGGAGTGGTTCCACGACTTCCCGTGCCGCATCCCGAACGACGCGGCGCTGATGGCCGACGTGACGGCACCTCAGCCCGAGGTGCACTCCAACGGCAAGAAGCTGCTGGAGTCGAAGAAGAAGATGGCCAAGCGCGGCATCCGCAGCCCTGACGGCGGCGACGCGCTGGCCCTGACGTTCGCCGTGCCTGTGGCGCCGCGGATCAAGGAGACCCTGGGTGCGCCCGGGGGCTCGTACAAGCCGCCGACTTCGGCTGGCTACTGAGGACACGCGATGGACAAGACCGCATACGCAGACGCCTGGACCGAGGGCGAAGAGGACGCGCCGGCGCAGAACGCCGTGGCCGCCGCCGCCAAGAAGGCCGCAGCGACCGACAAGGACGCCTACATCACGGCCTACGCCGACCTCGAGGACGGCAAGGCCGCCAAGGGCGAGGACGTCAAGGACAAGGACGTCAAGGACAAGGCCAAGGCCAAGTCCAAGGACGAGGACGAGGAGAAGTCGGCATGAAGAACCCGGGCGAGTTCGTCCTGACCCTGCTCAACGCCCGCACTGCGGCGCACGTTGCGCACCTGTCGGTCAGCGGCCCGGGCTCGTTCGCCAGGCACACCGCCCTGGCTGAGTTCTACAAGGGCATCGCCGAGCTCGCCGATCGCTTTGCCGAGGCCTACGTGGGCTGCTACGGCGAGCTCATCAAGTTCAGCGGCTCGAGCTTCAAGATGGAGCGCGACCCCGTCAAGATGCTCGAGTCCCTCAAGGTCGTGATCAGCAGCGCGCGCGGCGAGTGCGGCGACCACGGCTACCTGCAGCAGGTGTGCGACGACATGATGGAGCTCGTCGCCACCACGCTCTACAAGTTGCGATTCCTTGCGTGATGGACGCCTCTGACCAGACCCAATACGCGCTGGCCGCCGTAGACCAGCTCCGCGACGATCCGCAGCAGACGGTGGCCCTGGATTCCCTGGGCGTCGACCTGCTGGCCGAGTTCGCCCGAGCTGAGCTCGACCGGCGCCTGACCGAGGAGCGCTGGCTGATGGACCTGCGCCAGTACCGTGGCAAGTACGACCCCGACGTGCTGGCGGCCATCGGGCCGAACCGCTCGAAGGCGTTCGTGCGCAAGACCCGGGTCAAGGTCAAGACCGTCGACAGCCGCGTGGCCGACCTCCTGTTCCCGGCTGGCGCCGAGAAGAACTGGGAGGTCGACAGCACGCCGGTGCCCAGCGTGTCGCGTGAGCAGCGCGCCGCGGCGGCTCAGCAGCTGCAGCGCATGTCGCGCGGCCAGCCGGTGCCGCCAGAGGCGCTCGATCGCTTCCTGCTCGAGGTGGTGCGCCAGTCGGCTAAGAAGATGTCCAAGGTCATCGAGGACCAGCTGGTCGAGGCGCGCTACAAGGACGTCTCGATCAAGACGATCCACAGCGGCCACCTGTACGGCACGGGCATCATGAAGGGCCCGCTGGTCGAGCGCAAGATCCGCACGACGTTCACGCAGCAGGGCAAAAACTGGGTG